CAATAAGTGAAGAAGAAGGGTGGTTTAATTCATTTAATGCACCACCCTTTTTAATAAGTGTTTGATATTTTTCGTTTTCTCTCTTTAATAGAACTTCGGGATAAATTCTTCCGTTCTTATTGGGAGTGTCATATTTTTGTAAAACGGCGTAAAGGATTAAATCTTGTGAAAAATCCATTTCCTTAGCCTCTCTAATGATTTGTTTGTTCTCTTCTGGAGATACGTGTCCAGCATCAAATTCAATTAAAATTCCGTGTCCAGTATCTTTAGGTCCTAATATCTTCATCTATAGATTTTATTACTATAAATACACGGATATCCCTATTATTTTTTTGATTTATAAAAATTGAATAATTTTTTATCATTTAACCCTTTATCAATCACATTAATTAATACGTCTTTTACGTTATTTTTTATTTCCTTTGACTTTACATCAAATTGTCTATCAACGTATAATGTGATTTCAAGGTTCATAAATGACCTCTTTTCCATTTTAATACCCTTAGTCCTAATGTCTAAATCAACAATACATTGTTGTTTAAATAATGGATTTTTTAAATTATAAATTATTTCTTTTACTTTACGTCTTGATTTATGTATTGTGACGTCAAAGTCATCTGTTTCATTCTCAGGTTGTAACCAAGAGTTGAATTTTAAATAAATGGTTTTAAGATTTTTAAAATCTACGGTACCGTAACCGATTTTTACTTCATCGTAAGTCCCTAATGGGATATACTTACCTGTTTTCATTAATTCATAATATTATTAACATTTTATGGTGTTAATAAAAAAATACACAAATTTTATTACAATTCCAAAATTATTTTCATATATTCGCAATATATTTATAAATTATGATTATAATAAACTTAAACAACGAAAAAAGTATTGAATCTGCTTTAAGAACTTATAAACAAAAAGTTCAAAAAACAAAACAAATTCAAAAATTAAGAGAAAGACAAGAATTTGTAAAACCTTCAGTTAAAAAAAGAACTGAACGTTTAAAAGCGATTTATGTACAACAAATAAAAAATGGTCTTAGTTAAGACCATTTTTTAATTCTGATAACCTGTAGTAGTTATATCTTGAAGGTGACATTTCATTCACTTCCTTTTTAACATTATCTAATTTGTTTTTCAATTCCAAATCATTTGATTCTGTTAATAAACTATCAACCTTAGTTAAAACCGATTCTTTTAATTCTTCAGTTTGTTTTGTTAAATCCTCATATGATAATGAAAGTATAGTCTTCAATTGTCCTTGTTGTTCCTCATTTAATGTATTAGAATAAAGAACATTAAAGTTGTTTGCTAAAACAGCATGTAATAAATTTTCATTTGAAATTACTTTAGACTCTCCAATAACTTTAGTTTCTTTTTTAGTTGTTAAATGATCAACTAATTTTTTCTTCGCAATAACTTTACTCTCAATATTAGATAATGTGTCCTTAACCATTAATTGGTCTAAGGATTCATATAAATCATTTGTTGAAATTTCAATGTCACCTAATTTCACATCTAATGATTGACAAAATTCAAGTAAGCTATTATTTTGTTGACTCAACATTGTTTCTACCCCCTCAACAAATAATTTAGCGGTTTCTTTATCTTCAATATACTTGTTTTCAATTTCCTCATAGAACAAATACATTTCTTTAAAATCTTTATTTTCCTTTATTGTTGATAAAATGTCTCTAACTTCGGATTTATTTTCTTTAGTATAAGATTCCGTAATTTTAGTTAACATTTTAGTTTTTAGTGTTCCAAATTTGTTCATTTTTAATCGTTTAAAATATCATTCAATTTATTTTCTATTTCATAAATATTACGTTGAGCCTTATCCATATCAAATAAGTCATTAAAACTTTGTTTTTCTTCTCCCAACATACCTAATATCTTTGATTTTTTAGATTTAGTAGATTCACTTAATGGTTCGGCCCCACCTTCGGCCGGTGGAGGTGGTGCTCCTCCACCTAAATCCATTCCACCCATATCACCTGCAGCTTCAGCAGATGCCGCTTCCATTGCCTTTTCTCTCTCCTCTTCAGGAATACCATATTTCTTATCAACCTCATCAAATAAACCAGAACGTTTAATAACATTTTGTGTGTTTGTTAATTCAAATCCTAATGCACGTTCTAAACGTTGTTGTTGTAAATCTAACAACACTTCACTTTCACTCATACCAAGAATATTTTTCTTAGCCCACGTATGTGATACAGGTAATATACCCATTTGAGATTGGTCAGATGTTGCGTCTTTATATAACGTAATTTTTTCTTTCCATTGTTCAATTTTCAACAAATCAGATTGTGCTGATGGATTGGTTAAAGACAATGTAAAATTATTTAATTCATCTTCCATACCTAAAAGGTATAAATGAATTAATGCAATTTTATTTAATTCTTGTATTAATGATTTTTGAATTCTATTAATTGTTCTTGCGAAACGAATATCCATCATCGCTAAACTCTTACCTTCACCAACAACTTCTTCAAAACCTAAAAATGCTTTTGGAATACGTAATGCTGCAAGTAACTTCTTTTGAATATATTCAATATCGGCAATTTCACCTAAGTTTTGTGCTCCGGGTAATGTTTCAATTGGATTTGTTTGTGACGGATCACGAACAGGAATGAAATAGTCTTGGTCAACTGCCATTTGATTATATCTCATATCCACCTGTCCATTATTTGGATTTTGAATTTGGTCTCTTTTGAATTTGTTTGCAACACGTTGTACATATGGTTCAATATCTTTATCGTCCATATTTCCAACAAATATTTTAAATACACGTCTTTCAGGTGCTCTTGATGTTCTATAAATTAACATCGCATCTTCAGCAAGTAAAAGTTGTTTCCAAATTCTTCTAATCTTATCTAACATAGAAGTTCCATAAGGAAGTTTTCTATCATCACCTAATAATCTAAAGTGTGCAATTTCCCATGCTTGAAATTCCATATCTTTATTTTTCCACATAAATCGTAATTCACGACTTGGCATTTTTGAATCTGCAATTTGTCCATGGTTTCTTGCAGATGCACCTTCAATTCTTTCTATTTCAATATTTGGTAATTGTTGACAACCAACAATACCTTTTTCAGGGTCTAATTTTAAATAAACAAAATCATCACCATACTTACAAACACCTCTTGCCCACATTTGTAAGTTGGTATTAATATCTAATTTATTATTAAATAAATCTTCTAATAGTCCTTTAATTCTATCTGACTCGGAATAGACTGTAAGAATTTCACCTTTCTCCGACATAGTTGTTGACTCTTCTGCGTAGATATCTAATGCGGCGGAAATTTCAGGAGTAAACTCCATAGATTCATAGTCATAATATGCCGCTAATCTATTTGGTTCATAATAAACCGATTGATTATATAGAGATTGGTCTAATTTTGCCCATTTATCAGCAACGTATTGGCTTTGTTTCGCCTGTAACATTGCATTCTCATAATCTTCTCTATTATCTGTTTTTAATAATTCGTCTTTGTTAAAATTAAATGACGGAGTGTTCTCCTGTTTTACTTGACCAGGAAACCCAAACATTTTAGTTAGTTTCTGAAAGACGGTTAAATTTTGATTTGCCATTCTATATAAATACTTTTCTTTATAATATAAACTAAAAACTTGACATTAGGAAGATTATCTACGACCCCCAAATAACCAAGAATGTTCCCTATATGTTTCTTTATTAACGTTCATTTGTCCATTTTGATGTATGTTGTGTCCCATACCATCAATACCCATTGCACCTATTTGGTCAAATGCAGTCCCATATGAATAATGTGATTTGTTAACTTCATAAGTTCTTTCTGACATAGTCCAAGATTCTAACATGGCCTTATTTGCATTTTCACTTTTTTGTAACTGATTGAAACAGGTATCCGCAGCATAAAGAGCCATTGATAGACTCATAATTGCATCATCATGAGCACCTTTCATGTGGTCAGGTCTACCGTTGATATAGACAAAGGTATTTAATTCATTCAATAATCTACTTGACCTTACCGCAAATCCTTTTCTTAATTGTTCTTCAAAGGCCGCAACTATCTGAGTACGTTTATTGTTAAAACTAATACCAGGTATTTTATCCATCGCCTTTTTATTATACTCCCAAATGTTTTGAGTATTAATACCGTCAATATAAAGATTTTTATAATTCATTTCTTGCAACTTTCTTGATGTTGCAACACCCATACCACCTGTTATGTCAGTAACAATAAAAGCACTATATAAAATACCCCATTTGTATGCTACTGAGGCTAAATCATCTGGCGGTATTTTACCAATATATTCAGCAACCTGTTCTCTTTCATCAAAATCTACAATACTAATAGATGAGAAATCTTCACTATCACCTCTACTAACATCAACTCCCATAATATAACGATGACCTTGTATTGGTTCTTTCCATTGCCAAAATGTTCCCTGCATGTATTTTTCAATAGGGATACGAATCATATTCTTAGCGATATTCTCTTGGACATCACCCGGTATAACACCATCTCCCGAACCTAAAAAGTCACATTCCAATTCCTGTGCAATCTTACGTCTATCGTATTTAAATTTCTTAGACATAGACTCAAACCAAGATGAATATGGTTTATAACCCAATTCAATATATTCATTATATTTTTCTGAATCAAAATCTTTTATTACAACTTCATCATCATTATATTGTTCTCTGTTTAACATGTAATGACAAATGTCATTACATTTAACCCAATGTAAATCTTTAGTATAACGAGGGTCATTAAACCATCTTAAGTCGGTAATGTGAAAATCATTAATACCACGTAATGCTTGGTCATAAACACCGTAATATATGGGGTCATAACCATTTGGTGTGGAGATAAGAATAATCTTACCACCCGTTGATAGGGACGCCATAGATGCCGCCCAAAAATCATCACCTGCTTCAATATATGCGGCCTCGTCAAATACAAGTATTGTTGGTGTATAACCACGAAGGGCATCCGCCGATGTCGCAACCGCCTTAACTTCACAACCATTATTTAATCTAAATCTACTTTCAGAGTTTTTATCAGGTGAAAACCCAACATTAATCCAATCAGGCCACTGTTCTAAAAAGTGACGAACTTTATTCGCCATTTCCACCGCCGTATCTCGTTTGTTTGCAATTAGTAGAACTCTTTCAGGTTCATCAGGTTTTGCGGTTTGTAATTTCTTTGAAATCCATGCCGCAGTTACCGTAGTAACCCCTGCCTGTCTATATTTTCTTGTAATGTTCTCATTGTACTTTTCATAATCCTCAATCAATTGAATTTGGTCGGGAAACAATTGTAACGGAACATATTTTTTTTGTGTATTATCGTAAGTCTGTAAATATGTTTTTAACGCATAAGGTGCGTCTTTCATTATTCTTGCATATTCAATTAACTGTTCTGCTCTACTATTCATATATATAAATATAAAAAAAGGGAGTTAAAACTCCCCTTTATTTATCTTGTACCATTTGGTAATTCATCATCCTCATCTTCTTCATTTTCATCATCTTCATCAGATAGACGAACTCCTGGTATATTTTTTAATAGATTTAATAAATCATCATCTGATGTTTCATCATCTATGTCATCTAATTCTTCTTCATATTTTGCAATTGCATCTTGATAATCTTCGTCCGCCAACATTTTTTCTATTGATGATACTAAGGTTACTATAATCTGTTTTGCTTTCGGAGTACCTGCAATAATTTCTTTCATTAAAGATAAGAATTTACGAGCAGGTAATTTATAAATGTAACTTTGTACCCAATGCTGTAATTCAATTTTTTGGTCAGGGTCAATTACTTCAGTTGGATGTGCAAGTCTATATCTCTGCCAAATTGATGGGCCTAATCTTAAATCCCACATTTCATATTCCAAAACATCTTCATATTGTTTTACTCTTTCAATAAAATCAACGTGTCTCGGATTTGATGAATCGTAACCAGGAAATGTACTACCGTGTCCAGCAATAACTTTCTGAATACCCTTCATAGTTTCATGAAATAGAACTGGAAAATTTATACCATAAACATAAACCTGTGGTTTTGATAAATCAATTTCATTTCCTAATGTATCAACATTATTTTCTTGTCCTCCATCGTCATCTCCACCTTCTTCTTCATCATCCCCACCCTCATCTCCACCTTCTTCACCATCACTAGGAAATTTAACATCCGCCTTACCAGCAATAGAACTTTGTAATGCAACCACTTGTTGGTCTGACATATGCCAATAATTTGTATCATTAATTGACATCATTGTTGCATATAAATCCATAATATCGGTACCACTTGGAGTTTCAGGTACAATTTGTCTGATTCTGTCTGCAACATATTTGTATAAATTATATGCAGAATGTGCCGCCCCTTGAGTCATTGCATTTATTAATCTTCTCTTAGCTCTCTCTAAATCAAAATTTTCTAACTTACTTACATAATCCTGTTCCACTTCCATATCATCAATATCATTTACATTCATTGATTGTGGATTTTCATCACCTACTTCAGGTGCCTCAGGGTTTTCATTATCTTGTTTATGTAAAAAATCATCAGTTGGAATTCCTCTTCTACCACTTATTGAAATTAATTTAACAAATATATTTACACTATCTTGTGGTATTTTATATAAATTAAAAACCGATTCTGCCGCTAATCTTTCTAATTCTTCCTTATGTTCCATCTCTGCAGAATCAACTTCAT